GGCGCTATGGCTGCGTATATGTCCGCTATCCAAAAGTCGAAACCCTATGGGGCGGACGCTTTCAACATTGTGAAAAAGTAACTTTTAATAAATAATATTAATATAGAAAACATAGGAGAGAACTAAAATGTTCAATTCAGAAAACTTACAAGAAAAGTGGCAGCCAGTCCTTCAGCATCCAGATTTGCCTGAAATTGCTGATAACTATAAGCGTGCCGTCACTTCTGTTATCTTGGAAAACCAAGAAAAAGCACTTAGAGAGGATGCTGCTTTCTTATCGGAAGCTGCTCCTGCTAACAACACTGCGTCTGCATCAAATTGGGATCCAATTTTGATTTCACTTGTCAGACGTGCTATGCCTAACTTGATTGCATACGATATCTGTGCAGTTCAGCCAATGACTGGCCCAACTGGACTTATCTTCGCAATGAAATCAAGAATCAACTCTGCTGGTGGTGATGAAGCACTGTTCAACGAAGCCGATACTGACTTCTCTGGTGCAGGCACTCACGCTGGTACTAACCCTGCCGTACTGAATGATGGTTCGCCTGGAACTTTCACTTCTGGTACTGGTGATACAACTGCTAACATGGAAGCACAGGGTGACTCTGCAAACAACGCTTTCGCTCAAATGGCATTCACCATTGAGAAGGCGACTGTTACTGCAAAGACACGTGCTCTTAAAGCAGAATACACTATGGAACTTGCACAAGACCTTAAAGCAATTCACGGTCTTGACGCAGAAACAGAATTGTCAAACATTCTGTCTTCCGAAATCCTTGCAGAAATCAACAGAGAAGTTGTAAGGTCTATCTACAAGGCTGCTAAGCCTGGTGCTCAGACTGATACTACTAACTCTGGTATCTTCGACATGGACACTGACTCAAATGGTCGTTGGTCTGTTGAGAAGTTCAAGGGTCTGATGTTCCAAGTTGAGAGAGATGCTAACGTAATTGCTCAACAAACTCGTAGAGGTAAAGGTAACATTATTATCTGTTCTTCAGACGTTGCGTCTGCACTTCAGATGGCTGGTGTACTTGATTACACTCCGGCACTTAACAACAACCTTCAAGTCGATGACGCTGGTAACACCTTCGCTGGTACTTTGAATGGTCGTTACAGAGTGTACATTGACCCATACATGGCAAACGCTGCTGCAAAACAGTACTTTGTTGTGGGTTACAAAGGTTCTTCACCTTACGATGCTGGTGTATTCTACTGCCCATACGTTCCGCTTCAAATGGTTCGTGCAGTTGGTGAGAATACTTTCCAACCGAAAATTGGTTTCAAAACAAGATACGGTCTTGCACAGAATCCATTCTCAACTTCTGACGCTACTGACGTTACACTTGGTGCTAACGACAACGTATACTACAGAAGAGTTCAAGTCGTTAACCTTATGTAATAATAAGAGTTGGGCTAACCAACCTATCAAAAGGGGAAACTTCGGTTTCCCCTTTTTCTTTTCTGTATAAATAGTTGTATGGTACAGATAGATTCATTAAGTAGACAACCCACTGAACTAGACTACGCAGACCCAACAAAGTTTAAGTTTAGTATTAAAAAATTACCGATAGTAGAATTTTTTACTGTCGCAGCAAACCTGCCAGGCATAAATCTTGGTGAGGCAATATTCCCAACACCATTCAAACAAATTCCTGTTATGGGTGATGACCTTACATATGAAAATTTAGAGATTACATTTTTGGTGGACGAAAAACTTGTAAACTACATAGAGGTTCATAACTGGATGGTTGGTATTGGTTTTCCACAAGCAAGAACACAATACGGAAATTTAAGAACAGAGGGTGACCAGATTTCCCCATCACAAGGTAAACAGGCAGGACAAGAAGGTATTTCTGGAATGTTTTCTGATGCAACACTGATAATTACCTCTGCAAAAAATAATCCTATCGTAGAGGCAAGATTTCAAGACATTTATCCAGTGGCATTAAGTGGTCTTGCATATAATCAACAAGAAGGTGACATAACATATTTAACAGCAAACGTGACATTTACATACAAAATTTACACGTTACATACATTATAAATAGATTAGGATGAGGTTCAATACCCTTGAACACCTATCATAGACCGTAAAGGTTAATATATCTAACGCAAGGAAGATATGCAATCTCATCCCTTTGATTTGAAGGATACATTATGAATTTAGAAGAACTACAAGAGATGTCCGCTAAGGACTTAAAGATTGACGATACACAACTAGATATCGAATCTCTCAAAACCCCAGAGCTCTATGGGAAATACCTAAAAATATTCATGCGTTGGAACTTGTTATTAAAACAGGTTGAATCCAAGCATCGTATTCTTTACAGACAGAAGTGGGAATACTACGGTGGTAAAGCAGACCCAGAAGTTTATAAGCAAAATCCCCTAGACCTAAAGATACTTAAACAAGATGTACCCATCTATTTGGATGGAGATAAGGAGTTGATTGAATCTCAACACACAGTGGAATACCATAAAGCAATGGTAGACCATGCAGAGAAGATGTGTAAAATGTTAAACAATCGTGGATTTCAAATCAAGAATGCGATTGATTGGAAGAGATTCATGGAAGGTTCGATTTGATTATTTCCAAAAAGAATGATGTATATTTAACTGTAAAAACTGATAAGGGTATCGCAAGAGAACTTTCAGATTTCTTTACGTTTGAAGTGCCAGGCGCTAAGTTCATGCCACAATACAGAAACCGTATGTGGGATGGAAAGATACGCTTGTTTTCAATGCAAACAGGTGAGATATATTTTGGATTATTATCTTACATTGAAGAGTTTGCTAAACGCAACGACATAGAAATTGAATATAAAGAAGGAGTAAAAGATGAGGAACGATTACGAGATGGTGAACTGGATACTTTTATTGGAAGAGTGTCACCTCAGTCTAAAGGACAAAATATACAGATTCGTGATTACCAGATGGCCGCATTGGATTATGCAATCAGAAACAATCGCAGTCTGTTGCTTAGTCCTACTGCTAGCGGCAAATCATTAATTATTTACATACTCTCTGTTTGGTATGCATCAAAAACAGAAAGTAATATTCTTATTCTTGTTCCCACAACATCACTGGTAGAACAGATGCATTCGGATTTTCTTGACTATGGTTTCAAGGAATCCATGATGCAAAAAATATATCAAGGTTACTCAAAAAATATCACAAAACCCATCACAATATCCACATGGCAATCGGTTTACAAAATGCAAAAAAAGTGGTTTGACCAGTTTTCCTGTATATTAGGAGATGAAGTCCATATTTTCAAGAGTAAATCTCTGACAGGTATTATGAACAAGATGGTCAATTGTAAGTACCGTCATGGGTTCACAGGTACGCTGGACGGTACACAAACACACAGGTTGGTACTAGAGGGTCTATTTGGTTCAGTAAACAAAGTAACAACAACTAAAGAACTCATGGACAGTGATACACTTGCAAAACTTAGCGTTGAATGTATTGTTTTACGATATCCAGATGCTGACTGCAAATATATGAAAAACCTATCGTATCAAGATGAAGTTGACCTAATTGTTCGTGATGAACGTAGAAATAAATTTATTGTGGACTTGACAAAACACTTAACAGGTAATACATTAGTATTATTCCAATTTGTGGAAAAGCATGGTGACGTACTACACACAATGATAAATACATCTTTAACTGATAGAAAAGTATTTTACGTTTATGGTGGTACAGACACACAGACAAGGGAAGAGATTCGTTCAATTACTGAAAACGAGAAGGATGCGGTCATCGTTGCATCGTATGGTACTTTTTCTACTGGTATCAATATTCGCAATCTTCACAACATCGTGTTCGCTTCACCTTCCAAAAGTAGAATTAGAGTCTTGCAATCCGTTGGTCGTGCATTGCGACTTGGTGACAATAAAGTATCAGCTCGATTGGTAGATATTGCAGATGATTTTACTTATAAAGGTAAACAGAACTTTACTTTAAGACATTTCATGGAACGAATAAATATATACAATGAAGAAGAGTTTGATTATGATATTAAACAAATTTCTATAGATAAAGGATAAAGATGGAAAACCAAACAAAAGTCTTAAAACTTTCTAATGGAGAAGAGATTATAACGGTGATTACGTCTGCCGATAAAAGTAGACCATATATTGAGGTGACCAATCCATTACAAGTTAATTTATATCCAAAACCAGTTGAGGGTGGTTTAGTAGAAAGTATGGCTCTGTCACGATGGTTGACTGTAAGCGAAACTCAAATTGCCAACTTAAACAAAAATAGTATTATAGCAATTTCTGATGCATCAATCGGACTTGTTCGCTTTTACGAACATTGTGTAAAAAAGATGACATTGAGCAATAACGGTAAAGATTGGAATGAACCTACTGATGAGGATTTACAGAGTATTGAAGATGAAGAGTTTGAGAACATCATTCCATTCCCAGATAAGAACACTATACATTAACTCATTCTCAAACCCTACATAGGGATAATACCGTCTTGTCAAGGGAAAGTCAAGATGTTTTTGAAATTAAATTACTCCTTGACAATTGATGTGTCATTTGGTATATTGTATCTAATTAATGGGAAAGACCTATGGCAATAGAAAAAAAGAAAAAACCACATTATGTGAACAACAAAGAATTCCTTCAAGCGATGGTGGAATGGAAGGCTCAATGTCGAGAGGCAGAAGCCAAGGGCAAACCCCAACCACCAATCACCAACTATATTGGTGAATGTTTTTTAAAGATTGCAAACCACTTATCTTATAGACCCAATTTTATTAACTATACATACAGAGATGAAATGATTAGTGATGGTATTGAAAACTGTTTGCAGTATGTACATAACTTTAATCCAGAAAAATCAAACAATCCATTTGCTTACTTTACACAGATTATATACTACGCTTTTCTTAGACGTATTCAAAAAGAAAAGAAACAGTCTCATGTAAAGAATAAGTTAATTGAAAATATGACAGTAGATGAAAGTTTGATTGATGACAATGATATGGGTAATCCCTTTGTGGACTACCTACAAAAGAACTTCTTACCAGAAGAAGATGTTTACAAACCTAAGAAAAAAGCAGTAAAACCAAAAGGATTAGAATTATTTTATAATGAAGATAGCACTGATAACTGATACCCACTTTGGTGCTCGCAATGATAGTTTAGCCTTCAATGACCATTTCTATAAATTTTGGAGAGAAGTTTTCTTTCCTTATTTGGATGAACATGGTATTGACACGGTTATTCACTTGGGCGATGTTATGGATAGACGTAAGTTTATTTCATACAAGATTGCAAAAGACTTTCGTGAGCAGTTCATAAAACCAATTGTCGATAGAAATATTGATATGCATATGATTGTGGGCAACCACGATACTTACTACAGGAATACAAATGAGGTCAACTCATTATTTGAATTGCTCGGTGGGCCTGGAGATGAGAAATACCCCAACATTAAATGTTATGACCACCCATGTACTGAAGAGTTCGATGGTGTTGGTATTCATTTGTTACCTTGGATTAATGATGGTAACTATGAATCTGTCATGAGGGGTATTCAAATGACCTATGCAGATATTTGTATGGGTCATCTAGAGGTAAATGGTTTTGAAATGCACGCTGGACATATCTGTGAGGGTGGTTATCCTAAAGAAATGTTTAGAAAGTTCGACACTGTTTTTTCTGGACACTTTCACAAGAAGTCAGATGATGGACACATCTATTATCTTGGTAACACATACCAGATGACATGGAGTGACCATAACGAAACGAAAGGTTTTCATATCTTTGATACGGCAACCAGAGAACTTGAGTATATTCAGAATCCATTTAAAATCTTTGCAAAGATTTATTATGATGATACACAGACAGACTATACTACACATAATGTAGAACAGTATGAAGAAAAGTTTGTAAAGTTGGTTGTGGTTAACAAAAAAGACTTGTATGGTTTTGACCAGTTTCTTGATAGACTTCTTGCTGTTAAAACGCATGAGGTTAAGATTGTCGAGGACTTTTCAGAGTTAGATGCAGAGAATGTATCTGATGAGATTATTGAGAACGCACAGGACACTACAACCCTTCTAGAACGGTATATAGATGAACTAGATGTTGATATAGATAAGAATAGACTGAAGAGTACAATGCGTACTTTATATCTTGAAGCAAATGATTTGGAGTTATAATTGATTACATTTAAGTATGCAAGGTGGAAAAACTTTCTATCGACAGGTAATACATTTACCGAAATTCAGTTAGACAGAAACCCATCAACTTTGATTATTGGTGAGAATGGTGCTGGTAAATCCACTATTCTTGATGCATTATGTTTTGGACTGTTTGGCAAACCATTCAGACAAATCAGTAAGAACCAACTTATTAATACAGTCAACGGCCAAGGTACGGTTGTTGAAATAGAATTTGAAACACAGAATAAACAATGTAAAGTAGTTCGTGGTATCAAACCAAATACGTTTGAGATTTGGGTAGATGGTAATATGATAAACCAAAGTGCAAACGCAAGGGATTATCAAAAGCATCTGGAGCAACAAATCTTAAAGTTGAACTATCGTTCATTTACACAAGTCGTGATTCTAGGGTCATCGACATTTATTCCTTTTATGCAGTTGAAGTCACAGGCAAGAAGGGAAGTTGTAGAGGACATTCTTGACATTAAGATATTCTCGCTGATGAATTTAATTTTGAAAGGTAAGGTGAAATCTCTTAACACAGATATCAGTGAGAACCAATACCAAGCAGACCTATACAAAGAAAAGGTCGAGTTACAGGAGAGATACATTGAGGATGTTGAACGGAATAAGGACACTATTTTGTCTCAAAAGACAACTCTTAGAGATGGTAATCAAGAGGAAGTGTTCACTCGCAAAGCAGAGGCGAACAGAATCACGGAAGAGAACCAGACCCTTCTAAACGCAATGTCTGGTGAGGAAGGTGCTATCGAAAAACGTGAAAAACTAAAAGATATTCAGTTTACACTGAAAGACAAACATAATCGACACTCTCAAATGATTTCTTTTATGGAAACCACAGAGGTGTGTCCAACTTGTGAACAGTCTATTAGTGAAGAATTTAAGGCAAACACTATTTCACAAAGAAGTGAACAGGTCAAGGAGTTGACTGAAGGTCTTGTCCAGATGAAAACGGAGATGGATAAGGCAACTGCAAAAATCAAAGAATATAAAGATATTGCAAAGGTATTGAATGATAACAATATCAAACTTGCCAAACTGAACAGTGGTATCACTGAACTAGAGAAGTTTAACGCAACACTGACTGAAGAGATTCGTCAAATAGAAAGTGGAGATGTTACGAAAACAGACTACGAAAAACTTGACAATCTCAAAGAAATGTGCGATAATATAGAATCAACTAAAAGAAAGTTGAAAGAAGATATGGTATACTATGAAGTTGCAAGAAACTTGCTACAGGATACAGGTATCAAGACCAAGATTATCAAGCAGTATCTTCCTGTAATGAACAAGTTGATTAATACATATCTATCATCTATGGATTTCTTTGTGAACTTCAATATTGACGAAAACTTCAACGAAACAATCAAGTCACGTTTTCGTGATGTATTCTCGTATGCAAACTTTTCTGAAGGTGAGAAGATGCGTATTGACCTTGCACTACTCTTTACATGGAGAGCAGTTGCAAAGATGAAGAATTCTACGAATACGAATCTACTCATCCTTGATGAGATTTTTGATTCGTCTTTAGATGCTGGTGGTACAGATGATTTCTTGAAAATATTAGGTACATTCGATAAACAAAATATATTTGTTATATCACATAAACAAGATATTCTTATTGACAAGTTCAGAAGTGTAATCAAGTTTGAAAAGGTAAAGAATTTTAGTAAGGTTGCATGATGGGGAAACGTAGTGAATTTGAAAGAATACCAAGAGACTTTTATCCTACACCATATTCAGCAGTAGAACCTCTTATTGCACATCTACCAGAATGGTATACATTTATGGAGCCTTGTGCTGGGGATGGTAGACTAATTGACCATCTAGAGAGTAATGGTGGTAAATGCACACACGCATATGATATCGAACCACAAGACAATAGAGTTATTCAGTGTGATGCTTTGTTATTAGAACAAGTAAAAACACCATATATAATAACAAACCCACCTTGGAATCGTAAGATACTACATCCCATGATTGAGAGATTTTCTGCAATGGCTCCAACTTGGTTGTTATTTGATTCGGATTGGATGCATACAAAACAATCAGTTCCCTACTTGACAAAATTGAAAAAGGTAGTTAGTATAGGAAGAGTTAAGTGGATTGAAGGAAGTTCCAGTGTTGGTAAGGACAATTGTTGTTGGTATCTGTTTGAAGACACCCCACAAGTCAAACCCATTGAATTTTGGGGCCGAAATTAATTTCAAAAAAGTTCTAAAAACATCTTGACATTTGTTATTAGAACGTGTATTATGTAATAGTAAAGTGAGAAACCAAAGGAGATTATATCATGGCACACGAACTTGAAATTGTAAACGGACAGGCACAAATGGCATACGTTGGTGACCTTCCATGGCACGGACTTGGTACTAAGGTTGAGGCAGACCTCACACCAGACCAATTCCAAAAAGTTGCTGGACTTGATTGGGAAGTGGAAAAACAACCACTGGTGACACCATCTGGTGTTAAAGTTCCAAACAAGGAAGCACTTGTAAGAACCTCTGACAACTCTGTATTAGATGTTGTTGGTACAGGTTGGAATCCTGTACAGAACTCAGAGGCGTTTGAATTCTTCCATGAGTATGTGATGGCAGGTGATATGGAAATGCACACTGCTGGTTCACTGAAAGATGGACAAATGGTTTGGGCACTTGCAAAGTGTAAAGAATCATTTGAACTATTTAACGGTGACGTTACAGAGAACTACTTCTTGTTCTCAAATCCACATCAGTTTGGTAAGGCGATTAACATTCGTATGACACCAATTCGTGTGGTGTGTAACAACACTCTAACCCTTTCTCTTTCTAAGAATGCAGATAAGATGGTAACGGTAAATCACCGTAAGGCATTTGACCCTGCTGAGGTTAAAGAACACATGGGTATTGCAAACGAGAAGATGCAAGAGTACAAATCAATGGCTGCGTTCCTTGGTTCAAAGAAGGCAACTGGTGATAACGTAATCCAGTACTTCAATGAAGTATTCGGTGCTCCTGCAAAGGAAAAGGTAGATGGTGAACTTCCATTTACAACTCGTAATGCAAAACTTGCCTACGAAAACCTTGATGTTCAGCCTGGTGCAAACTTTGCCCAAGGAACTTGGTGGACTGCATTTAATTCAGTTACCAACATGACTGACCACTTGCAAGGTCGTTCAAATGATGGACGTTTGGTTTCATCATGGTACGGACGTAACCGTAAGGTCAAGTTGAACGCACTTGATAAGGCACTTGAGTACGCTGAAGCTGCCTAAAAAAGAATTTGTGTGGGGATTGAAATTTGGTTTTCAATCCCCATATAAATATAGACGTAAATGCGAATTATCGGTTTACGTTTATTAATCTTGCTTAATAAAGGAGATAAAAATGACCAACTTAAGCACACTTAGGAATGCCCTTCAGGCATTCGATTACAATCACTTGACGCCTTATGCTGTGGGCTTTGATAAACAGTTTGATAGACTGTGGGATTACGCAACGCATCAAGCAGAATCAACAGGGTATCCGCCTTATAATATCGAAAAATCAGATGAGTACAATTACACTATTGAAATGGCACTCGCTGGATTCGGTAAGGATGATATCGAAATTGAATTTGCTGAAGGTCTTCTTACTGTTAAATCAGTTAAGGAGAAACAGGAAAAGGAAACCCTTTATAAAGGTATTTCTCAAAGGAACTTCACTAGGAAGTTTACCCTTGCAGATGATATCGTTGTAAAAGGTGCAAAACTCGATAATGGTATGCTTTCTATTGATTTAGAAAGAATCGTACCAGAAGAGAAAAAACCTCAAGTGATTAAAATCAAATAAACTCCTTGACAAATGGGGTTTTCTTTGATATGATGTGAGTACTCAACTAATAAATTATGGAGTAAATATGAGCAGAAGAAAACTAAGCAAAAAACAGAAGGTGTTCAACCTTTTGTCAAAAGGTGAAAACGTAACGTGGAAAGTCTTGAGAAAAAGATTTGACCTTACTTCACCAACTAAAATGATTGACACTTTGAAATCAGAGGGTCACTGTATCTATACTAACGACACTACAAAAGGTGTTGCGTATAGAATGGGAACTCCTTCAAAGGAAATCATTTCTGCTGGTATTGCGTCTGTACTTGGTACAAAGTACGCATACTAATTGTCAGACCGATGGGGGGTTCGCCCCCCATCAAACTTATAGGATGTAAATGTGAAAAAGATTGACTACAAATATTCAGAAGATGAAATTCTGGATGAACTGAAAATGTATATTGACGGCACATACGCCTCACACTATTCACACAACAAATTTCAAGCAACAGAGTTTATCATGGACAGTGGACATGGTGAAGGTTTCTGTATTGGAAACATACTGAAGTATGCACAACGGTATGGAAAAAAGAATGGCAAGGACAGAAATGACTTGCTAAAAGTGATTCATTATGGTATAATGGCACTACACAATCATAACATGGAGAATAATTGAAATGAAACTTAGTAATGAAACTAGAGATGTGTTGAAGAACTATTCAACCATCAATGCGAATCTTCTTGTATCGCCTGGCAACAAGATTGCAACAATGTCACAAATGAAAAATATCGTGTCATCTGCAACTGTTGGTGATACATTTGATACTGAATTTGCAATCTATGACTTGAATGAATTCCTGTCTGCATTGTCGCTGTTTAGTGACCCAGAACTTTCATTTGGGGAACAGAGTGTGAGAATTTCACAAGGTAGTCAAGACTTGACTTACTTCTATTCTGACCCATCTGTGGTAACTACACCCAAGACAGAAATCAGTATGCCTTCTGTCGATGCAACCTTCACTCTTACAAAAGATACCTTCAACAAGGTACTCAAGGCTGCAGCAGTTCTTGGTGCCCCAGATATGGTTCTTGATATTGGTGGTGACAGTATTATGGACTTGCGTGTAAGTGACCGTAAGAATGATACTTCAAATAGTTTCAGTATCGAAGTCGGTGCAGAAAGTCCAGCAAAAGGTAAGAAGTTCTACTTCAAAGTAGAAAATCTGAAACTCTTGTCTGGTGACTATGAGGTAGAAGTATCTGAAAAGGGTATCTCTAGATTTAAAAATGTAAGTAAGGATGTTGAATATTACATTGCATTAGAGACTGCTTAAGATGAATGATATATTATGGGTAGAGAAGTATCGTCCTGTCACAATTGATGACTGCATACTTCCAAGTGAACTTAAGCAAACCTTTCAACAGTTCGTAGAAAACGAAGAGATTCCAAACCTGTTACTTACTGGTACTGCTGGTGTCGGTAAGACTACAGTTGCGAAAGCAATGTTGGAACAGATTGGTTGTACCTACATGATGATAAACGGTTCAGAAGAATCTGGTATCGACACACTACGAACTAAAATCAAAAACTTTGCGAGTACTGTCTCTATGGATGGTAAACGCAAGTACGTTATTCTGGATGAGGCAGATTATCTAAATCCACAATCCACACAACCAGCATTGCGTGGTTTTATTGAGGAGTTTAGTAGAAACTGTGGTTTCATTCTGACCTGTAATTTTAGAAATCGTATCATTGAACCTTTGCACAGTCGTTGTTCTACTGTGGAGTTTCGTATTCCAAATGCAGAAAAACCGCAACTTGCAATGGGATTTATGAAACGTGTACAACACATTTTGGAGACTGAAAATGTTAAATCGGATGAAAGAGTTGTGGCAGAACTTATCAACAAATTTTTCCCAGATTGGAGAAGATGTCTCAACGAACTACAAAGATACTCTGCAACAGGTTCTATTGATGCTGGAATCCTCGTCAATTTATCAGACACTAGTATCAAAGAGCTCGTATCATTTATTAAGGATAAAAACTTCAAGAGTTGCAGAGAGTGGGTTGTTCATAATCTGGACAATGACCCTCATAGGATTTATCGTAGGATTTATGATAGTCTATCTGGCAATGTACCAGATAGCTCTATTCCTCACTGTGTTCTCATACTTGGGGATTATTCTTATAAGTCTGCCTTTGTCGCTGACCAAGAAATTAATCTCTTGGCTTGTCTCACGGAGATGATGACATCGGTGCAGTTCAAATGAGTTATGAACTGAAAGAATATTTAAAAGCGATAAACAAGACTAAAGAAAAACTCATGGAAGGTGAGGATGAAATGTGGGAAAAGAAATATCCTGCCTTCATCATCAACAAATGTCTTGCCCCTACAGGTATGCAAGAGTGTCTAATCGTAAATGAGATGAATCGTTTACACCACCTAGACAACAAACTTCAAAATGACTTTTTACTAAATAGTGTAAGGAGCATGGATAGATTTGCTCCTTGGATGAAGGCGAAGAAGTCTAAAAACTTAGAGTATGTAAAAGAATATTTCGGATACAGCAACGAGAAGGCGAAAGCCGCTCTGGATGTTTTAGATGATGAACAAATCGCCCTTATAAAAAGTAAATTGAATAAAGGTGGAAGAAAATGAATGAAACATCGTGGAGTCCAGAGGAGATGTTGGAAGTTCGTCTGAATGAACCAGACGATTTCTTAAAGGTTAGAGAAACCTTATCTCGTATTGGAGTTGCTTCTCGCAAAGATAAAACACTCTTCCAATCTTGCCATATTTTACACAAGCAAGGTAAATATTACATCGTACATTTTAAAGAATTATTTGCACTAGACGGTAAAGATACCAACCTGTCTGAAAATGATATTGCAAGACGGAATACAATTTCTAATCTTTTAGCAGATTGGGGATTGGTGGATGTTGTGGGAACATCAAAGATTGAGGCAGCACCCTTGTCTCAAATTAAAGTAATCAGTTTCAAGGAGAAGGGTGATTGGAAACTTGAAACAAAATATAACATTGGAAAAAAGAAAGAAGGTGAATAATCATGAAACCAGGCGATTATATTATGGAGGCTGCAAGAAAGCAGGCTGAAGGAGAAGTTGCAGTACATATTGCAAATATTAAAGTATACCAAACAATGCCCGCTGGTATCGGCGAGCATTCAGATATTACAGAAGCAGTTATTGAAGAGTTGAATAAACTTGCAGCTGCCGATGACAGACTAGAAATGATTAACAAGTATTTCAGCGAAGACCAAAAGAATCTTTTCTCTTGACAATCACGAATTAAGGTGATATAACTATATTATGCGTTTCTATACTAATGTTGTCCAGTGGGGCAACCAAATCCTCGTAAGAGAATACAAGAATGGTGAGCGACTTAATCACAAGGTTAAGTACTCGCCGACTTTGTATGTTCCTGTCCAGAAAGAAACTGGAT